GGTATCATTGATGCCACCAACTCTGCTATTACATCTAACGAAACTTCAGTAACGCTCAGAAAAGATTTCATTCCAGTATTGAACACTGTTGCTCAGTACGAAATCTGTTATCAAAATGTTGTCAGGAGCGGATGTACCGATCCATCAGTTCAGAGTACAGGATTTGTACTTGCTGACTATCCAAACGATGTTGTTTACTTAGCTGACGATCAAGTCGGCAATGTCTATCTTTATAAGATCGATGCAACTACAAAAGATCGTTTTGTGCTAAATGCACAGCAAGGAACGATTGATTACCTCAAAGGAGAGGTAATGTTGAATCGGTTAAATATAATCAGGGGAACGTATGATGACGATAGGATTGAACTTAGAGTCTCTCCTAAAAATAAAGACATCAATGCACTCCGTGAAGCATATCTAACTTTAGATTTGACAAGTAGCGTCTTCCTAATCAAGAAAGAATCATTAATCTGATAAATGCAAGGTCCTAGTCTCGCAGCACTGATTGAAAATCAGCTTCCTGATTTCATTGTCGAGGATTACCCCCTCGTAACTAATTTTCTGTCGAAATACTACGAAGCACTCTCTATCGGAGAGGGACCTACTAGTATTATTCAGAATTTTGAGAAGTATCTTGACGTTGATACCTTCTCTCCTGAAATTCTTGTCAAAACTTGTTCCCTAGAGCAAGAAATTGCTGATGGTTCAGCAAACATTCATATTACAGTTGATAAGACTGACGGATTTCCTGATAAGAACGGTCTGATAATGATCGATCAGGAAATTTTCCTGTATGAGACTAAAAACGATACCCAGTTTCAAAATTGCATTAGAGGATATAGTGCAAAAACGACAATTGGCGATTTATACAATGATATCAGCTTTGTTGACAGTAATACAGATGTCCATAAACAATTTGCTGAAGTTAGCAACCTAAGCAACCTGCTGCTGGCAGGATTAATCAAACAATACGAAGAGCAATATACTTCTGGTTTCCCATATCAGTATCTTAGAGACCAGAGCAACAAAAACTTGCTCGTTAAGCGTATCAAGGACTTTTATCAAGTCAAAGGTACGCCACAATCTTTGGAATTCATTTTCCAGATTCTTTTTAGTGTCAAACCAGACATTTTCTATCCGAAAGAGAATGTTTTCAAGAGTTCGGAGTCTGGTTGGAATAGTAAAGAGCTTTTACTAGTCGAAGTTATCTCTGGTGACATCCGTGAGGTTGTTGGTAATGAAATTAGACAAGTACCCGACCCATATAACCCAGAACTGACAGCTGCTCTTGCAATCATCGACAATATTGTCGGTGAACCATATCAAGGTAGTAGATTATACACTCTGACTATTTCTCCTGGAAGTAAAGAGGGCAAATTCTCGATTGCTCGCCGTACATTCCTGATGAATGCTCTTTCTCAGAATGCTGGAGTTGGAGATCGCATTGATGTGTTCTCTACAATCGGTTTTCCTGAAAGAGATGGTCGAGTTGTTATCGGAACAGAAGAAATTACATATAGCACCAAAACTGCAACTCAGTTTATCATTGCTGAGCGAGATTCAGCTATAAAAGATGTTGCAAGCAAGAGATCATACTTCCATAAGAAAAGCGTACGTTGTTTTACTAAGAATAATCTTACTGGTAGGTATACTGACGAATTTGGGATTCCGAGAGAAACTCAATTAAGGATTTACGGTCTTGTTTCTGGTCTCACTAGCGAAGGACTAGAATTAGAGTCGTCTTCCTTGATCTATGGCGAAACAGGCGATCAAAATACCTTTGACGTTGAAGATGGTGGCATTCCATATATCGCTATCGACAATATGGTCGAGTTTTCGTCTTCTGGATTCTTTGACGACCTTCCTCTTACTAATGAATGGGTTGTTAACGAAAACTTTAGCAAATTAGCTGCATTTGATCCTAGCAATATTGGATCAACCGAAATTAAGAACAAATTGCTTTCTGATGTCTCTGCAATTTACAGAGATACCAAAAATTACTATATTGCATCATCTGGATTCCCATCTTATTCAATTGGACCTTTTGATAACACTAGTGTTCCTCAAGATCAAGAACATCTTAAGATTATTCCCAGAACACCAATTGATGCATCTGTTAAGCAGTATTCTACCAACAGAGAAGTCGGTGTTCTTGTCAATGGTGTCCCTCTACTCAATCATAGGTCTCCAAACGGTATCGAATTCGGTGCTGTAGATAAAATTGTACTTACAGATAGTGGTAGAGGATATACAACTCCTCCTACTGTTAATATTGCAGGAAATGCTGAAGCTTATGCTGAATTGAATGGTTTAGGCGAAGTTACCAATATTGTACTCACAAATAATGGATCTGGATATTCATCTCCTCCTACAGTTGAATTAAGCTCTGGTAGTGGCGGACAATTCACGGTTTTGATCCAGCAAGGACAGATTGCTACTATTAGTCTGTCAATTAACTCTCAAGCTCAGATTATTGATGCTGGTCAAGACTATACTGAACCTCCCAACGTTTTTATCTACGATGCTAGCGGTAAAGGCAAAGGTGCTTTGTTTACTTGCCAAATTGATACTAGTACTGGTCAGATTACTGGATTTACACAATTGTCTGGCGGTTTTGATTATCAAGAAGATACAACTACTGTTACCCTTGCTCCTAAGCACCAAATTGCAGCTGCAGAGGCAGAACTGACGCAATGGAAATTTAATACGTACTTTGAGGAAACTGTAGACAACGGAAACACCTCTGGTATCGTTTATGAGAGTCCTGACATCAATTATGGGTATGCGTACAGTCATATCATTGCACCCACCTCTCTGAAGATCCTGAGAGTCGATAACGTCGATAGTCAAGGCAACCCTTTGACAATCAAGTCACATTCTCCGATTTTGGGATGGGCATATGACGGAAATCCGATTTATGGATCATTTGGTTACGATAATCCATATCAAGACGTTCAAGCTGCTAGTCCAACTATCAAACGTCTCCAATCTTCCTGGAGAATAAAAACAACTCGGGGAAATGACTCTCCTAGCGAAACTACTTATTCTTTGGGTCGTTTTGTTAACGATTACGAGTATATCGAACGTTTGGGAGATCTAGACGCTAATAACGGTCGTTTCTGCACCACACCTGAATTTCCCGATGGTGTGTATGCATATTTTATGACTACCGATGAGAACGAGGGTCCATCGTTCCCATATTCAATCGGAGAGGCATTTTATAACGTCCCTGTCGAAGAGAACTGGAAATTAAGTGCCAGACAACGTGATCTACCTTATAACGTCCGTAGACGGCGTGTGAACGCTAGTGAGGAGTCTGGTGAGCTTCTGACATCGAGAGTCAGTGGTGTCAACTATGGTCCTGTTACAAATATCGAAGTACATAGTTCTTCTCAGAACTTTACCAACGAAGATGTTATTTTCGTTGATAATGCAGCAAATGACAGTGGAGATGGTTTATTTGCTGCTGTCAATGAAATTCAAGGACAAGAAGTTGAACAACTGTCTTGCAATAATCCAAAGAACAATTATCTGATTACAAACAACATATTGTTCCTAAATCACGAAACTGTGATTACTCAGAACAATACTGGAGCTTCTGCTAAGGTAATTGGTCAAATTGAAGAAAATGATCGTTTTGTTGTAAAAGATGTTACAGGAACTTTCAATTTAACCGATACTATTAGTTCCACAACCGAAATTTACAATCTGACATTTGACAACACTATTATCGCTGATATTGGCAGCGAAGTGGTTTTACAAGTGCAGTCTGCTGGTGTTGCTCACGAAGTTGCTGTTGGTAAGGTTTTAAGAAACGTTTTTGACAAAAATACAGTTATTGTCGAATTGCAGCTTGCAAACCCTGACGAGAACACAACACTAGACGAAGATGGCGTTACAACCATCACAATTCCAAGAAGTAGTTATACCAACATTGGATATTTTGCTATTGGTAACGGAGTCAACATTGGTGCTGTTTCTGCAACTATTGTCAATATTAGATCTCTTTCTAAAGATTTTAAACTTCTTGACATCGAAGATAATATTGCGGTACTGAAAACTAAAGATAAATTCCACGGTCTTGCGGTTGGTGATGATGTCATCGTTACTGTCGAACCAAACTCAAGTATCGCTACTCAAAGGTATGATGTAGAAACTAAGAAGTATCATACTATTCAGCTGAATAATATTGAAAGATCTACTGCGATTAATTATTCTGGTCTTTCTAGAATTTCTATTATTGGTGCTGGAACATCATTTGCGCCAAGTCAAACTTATACTGGCGTCACTGCAGAATTCTTTGGCGAAGGCAGACTTGGTGTGACTCACGGTTCGCTTAATATTACTACAGATGCCAACGGTAGAGTTGCAACTGCTGTGATTGCTGATGGCGGTGCTGGATATCAATACGGTGATGTAGTCAGTGTAGCGGTTGGTACACTTGGTGGCAATGTGCAAAGTCAGAAACCATCTTTCTTTGTTGATGCAGCTGGATTTGGTTACAATGAAACTGAATTGATCGTTGACAACTCAAATGGTATTTCTACTGGAGATATCATACAAATCACTGAAGAAAGATTAGAAGTTGTCAGTGTAACTGGAAATATCATTACAGTTATCAGAGGAGCTCAAAATACAGAAATTGTCGATCATTTAGATGACATTGCCGTAGAATTGGTCACAAAGACATATAGATTTACTAAAGACAGTGTTGTTAATTTTGGATCTAGTAATGCATATGTTGATAACTATGATCCATCTACGCAACAGCTTGATGTTTACTATGTAAATGAGGGTGACCAGATTATTGCAGATAATTCTATTTTTGTAGATGAAAGCACTCCAACCAAGCAAGCACAGATTGATAGTGTTACTGACACGTCTCTCAGATTCAGATTCCGTAAAGATGGTGAGTCTGAATGGTTTAAGAACATTAGTCTTGATATTCAAAGAACATATCGATACATCTTTGATACTAGTAGTCCTACCTTGGTTGGTAGACATCTTAAGTTCTACGAGAATGTTTATAGAACTAGAAATCTTCTTCAGGCATTTGAGTCCATCGAAAAACCTGGATTCTCTGGTTCATACACTTCTTTCCAGCTAGGTTACGGTATTCCTATTGACGGAACTAATTGGGAGCAAAAACCAGTTATTGCTGTTCCTCCTAAAATCTATTATGATGAACCCTTAAGCAAAATTAATTCGGAAGATCAATTCTTTACTCTTGTAGAAGATCCATTTGCTGGTAAGCACGCTGTATTCTATGGCTTTGAATACGAATTTGCTTATAGACTACCCAAGGCACCTCAGCAAGAAGGATTTACAAACGTTCAGTACTTTACAGATTCTCTGTATGCTATTGGTAGCATTAAGAACGTTAAAGTTATTAGTGGTGGTAAGAACTTCACATTACCCCCACAACTTCCTGGTGTCTTCTTGAATAAGAGGTTTAGAGGTGCATTTACTCCTTTAATCGAAGATGGCAAGATTACTTCGGTAAACATTATTGATACGGGACTAAACTACTCCCAACCCAAGGTTTTACTTGAGAACACTGGTGGTGGCGCTAATGCTCAGTTCCGTGTTGAGCTGACTAATCAAGGTGCTGTTGGTCGTATTGTGCCTACAGAAGAAGGTTCTGGATATGGTCCTGATACTACTGTGAGACTATATGAGTCTGACGCAAAACTATATGCTCACGGCGAGAATATTGGTAGGCTTGCCACTTTAGAGATTATTTCTTCTGGTAAAAACTTTAATAATGATCCATCATTGCTGCCACAGGTCAATCCTCCTATTGTGATGACTTTAAGAAACTTCCCTGATAGGGCATTCTTAAATGGTGAACAAATTACTCAGAGAGATGCCAATGGGAAGATGATCGCATTTGGTCGTGTTGACTATTGGATCAATGGTATGAACATTCTGCGAATTAAGCAGGTTCAGGGTAAATTTGATCAACGATATCCTCTTTATGGCGAAGCGCTTCGCAGCACAGCTGATATTCAGAAGATTTACGTTGCTAAGATTGATCCTGTTATTGGACCTACTAGCACATCGATTGGTAACTTCCAAACTGACCGTAGTAAGCTGTCTGCTGTGTCGCAGAAGATTCAAGATGGTATTTACTATCAAGATTATTCTTATGTGGTTAAATCCACCATTTCTATTAATGACTGGAGAGACTTTGTTAAGAAGTTCACTCACCCTGCAGGATTTAACCTGTTTGGTGAAGTTCTAATCGAATCTTTCGGTGATGCCGAGCAACCAGCAACTATTGACACTCCTCAGTCTGGCACTAAGGACAATGGTTTTGGTGCTGTCATTAGTATTATTGAACCTGGTGTTTTAGGAGTTACTACTAGTCATAAAGCTACGAGAATTACTCAATCTCACGTCAGAGTTGATACATTCAGACAGCAGCGTGGTCTTGGCACTCTTAACTACAGTGAGCGTAACAATGTAGAGATCGAGGTATTTGACCTTGCCGTATCTCCTGAATTCGATGGTGAGGTGCAAGTAGACGGTTCGGTTACTGGCACAAGAACCTTTACGCTGTTCAAAAAAGATATCAATGAACCGTTGGTGCCATACAAAGCACAGCAATTGCTGGTAACTCTAGATGGTGTGCTGCAGGATCCCGATACTGCATATACTGTCTCTGGTAGTACAATTACATTTGCTGAAGCTCCTCTCGGACCATTTGTTGATGCTAAGACTGGCATTAATGTTCCTGGAGTTAATTTCTACGGTAAGTCAATTAAATTCCAAGACAATATTAACAATGACCGTTATATGCTTGAGGCAAATAATATTACCTCACAGTTTGATGGTACTAGTACTAATTTCGATCTCGGTATTGAAATTGTCAATGACGACCACGTATTCATCTCTTTGGATGGTGTTCTTCAAGAACCTGGAGTCGCATACAACCTTGTGGAAGGTGGTGCAGGCGAAGTTACCTTTACAGAACCTCCTAGACAAGTTGGTAAGATCCTAGAGCTGGATATTACTGATGCAACTAACTTCTTAGTTAATGATTTTGTTGTTGGACAGACATCTGGAGCACGTGGCGAGATTGTCGCTAAACGTTACTTTGTCGATCACAGATTCCTCAATGCTGCAGATCTATTAGCTGACAACAGTACAATTCTTGCTGAAGAAGCTGTTGGAATTTTAGATGATACCAGTAAGTTTGATGGATTCACTTATCCTGGTCTAGGTAGAAACCAGTGTATCACTGATCTCAAATCTGTTCTGAAAAATATTTCTAGAGATTTGCAACTTGGTGGCAATAGTAATACTTGGGATGCTGCTAAAGAGTATTTGCTCAATCCTGCTGACCCTAACTCGGATCTTAAGCATATTGAAGGTGAAGTTGAAGCTACACTATGGGCGATGAAGTATTTTAAGGATATGTCTATCCTTACTATTCGTAATCACTTTGGTATTGGCAATCTCACTAGTCAACAACGTTTTGCTGATACGACGTTCAGTATGACACCTACAAATGCTCTTTATACAGCATCTAGCGGTGTCCTAGTCCTTACACTCCCTGGTCACGAACTGTCTTCTAGTGACAAAGTTGCAATTGCAACTGATTCACTTGTATTTACTTGCGATAAGGATAGCAATCAAACGCAGCATAGCTATCCTCGCAGTACAGATCCTGCTGCAGGTGTTATTCTGTCTATTGTATCAATTTCTGGCGATGATGTTACTATAAATGTTGGTGCTTCACCAGCTGGTGAGCAATATAGTCATTCGTTTGTAAGTTCTTCTGCAAATAGCATCGGTAAGTATAACGATGTTTACAATAAGACAAATGCTGTCGCAGACGAATTTATTGATAGCGCTAATCTATTAAATGCTAACCGTAACTTCATTGCTGAAGAAGCTGTCGCTATGATGCTTGCTGGTGGCGGAACGATTTCAGACCCTGCTTTCAATACTGCTGTATCGATTGTTTCTGCCACTGCAACAACTATTACTGTCGATGTTGGCAAATCAGATTCTATAGATGCACATACTTTCGATAGTGCACTTGCCAATTCTGTTATCACTGGTGGTAACTATACTCATACATTGCAAGAAGTTGCTGCAAATTCAATACAAGTAACTTCTGGTCCTGCTTTAACTCCGACTGATGCTACTTACGATCCAGCAACTGGTGAGTTTGTAATGACAGTTGTTGGGCACACTCTTACGACTAGCAGTACAGTTACTATTGCAGATGACGCATTTATATTCAGATGCTCGATGGATCAGAATGCTACACCGCATAGTTATCCTCGTTCTACTGACCCTGCATCTGGACAGCAATTAGCAGTCACTAGTGTTACCACTGATACATTTACGGTTAATGTTGGTGTGTCTGCTGAAGTAACTTTCACACCTACTAACGGTACCTATGATCCTCTGACTGGAATGATGATGCTGGATATCGGCACTCATACTCTTGCTCAAGGAACTAGCATCAGACTGTTGACAAATGGTATTTCATTCACCTGTGATCTGGACAATTACACAGTAGCGAAGGCATATCCTCGTGCATCTTCTCCTGGAAGTTCTGATGATTGTTGCGATGATGTTAAGGATATGCTAAAAGCTATAGCTTGGAACTTACAATATGGTGGCAACAACAAAGTCTGGGATGCTGCAGAACTCTATGTCGATAGAGATGGATATCTGAATCATATTACCCAGAAAGTACCCGAAACCCTACAAGTATTTGCAAATGTCAAAACTCTCGCTGCTGATGTCATTCGCAACAACGTTATCACACCAGCTGGTACCCACGGAGTCACTCAGGTGTTTGATAACAGCATTACTGTTGAGACAAATGAGTGTGCATCTGTAGAATCCGCTATCGGTGTTTTGGTAGATTTGGTTGGTAATGCTATCCAAACTCCTAGCACATTTGAAGCAAACGTTGCAAGAACACTACCTTTAGTTTGGCCAACTGAGTTCAGCACCTTGACTCCAACTCGTGATTTGACAATCACTATAGATGCTGCTAATCCATATTGCCAACAGGTCGAATCTGCAGTTAATGTTCTTTTCAATATTGTCACTACAACAATTTCAGAAGCTGCATTTAACAATACCAATCATTTGCTGAATGTTGCACAGGACTTCCCAAATCCCAACAGAATTCAAGTTGAGATGACTAAGAAGGACTTCCTACAGGGTGAAGATATCCAGTCTGAAGCTTCTCTTCTTACGGCAACTACTCAAAGCGTATCTTCTATCAACCCTGGTATCCAGCAAAAATTCTTCGGATTCAAGCAAGGTAAGTATTACAAACTGGATTCTATTGAGTCTCAGTTTAATGATGCTCAAACTATCTTCGATTTGGAAAGAAGTGGCGTTCCTTTCTATTCAGAAAGATCGCAAAATCTCGTTGTCATCCTGAATGGTGTTATGCAGGTCAACCGCGTAGCATATCGTGTGGAAGACAACCTTGTCGTATTTAATGAAGCTCCTGCCTTTGGTTCTGCTTGCTTCATTCTTTACTTCTATGGTTTGGACCCTGAGCGTGTTTTGATCGGTTATAATATCGAACCACCTGGCACATTTAAGAAGTTCTTTAAGTTAACTCTGGATCAACAGATTTTGCTACCTTTGGAAGGTGCTCAATGTTGGGTTTCTACAGAACCTGTAACTAACATTGTAAGAGAATATCCTTATTCGTTTGCACGGGGTAGAATTTATAAGCAAGCGTGGACTCCTGGTCAGCAGAATGTTCTTTTTGTGGAGGGTGTGACTGCACAGAAATCAAACTGGTTGAATGGTACCTTAAGTGTTACTAGAGACAGAGGATCAACTGCTCCTATTATTGAGCTGCAAATTCTAGATGTTGAAGAGCAAGTCAATGAAGACTTTAGAGAAAAACTATTCAACAGACAGGATAGAATCAAGTCTAATCTCAGTCAGGGTGACTTAATCAAAATTGATGGCGAGGCAGAGACTCGTGGTATTGTGAGAGCTGCTAGAGATGCACTGGTCACTTCTGGTTATGATTCTGATACTTCTGGTATCGTGTCTTCTTTCTTTAGAAGTTACGAATATGAAGTTGTTCTTAACGTTGGTCCTTATTCTGGACAGATTGAGGGTTTTGGCGCTCAAGCAATTGCTAAAATCGACGCTGAAGTAAGATTCCACACTTTACAATCTTCTAGAACTGAAGGTGTGGAGTTCTTACCTGGTGACGAAGTTGTTCAATATCAAGATCAGAATGATACTTCTAGTCCTGTTATTTGGAGAGCAGTTGTCAAAGCATATGCTCCTAAAGATAAGGCAATTGAATTTAGAAGTGAATATATTGATGGCACTACTCCCGTTGTTTATACAGATCCCGACGTTAACACTTTCCGTACTGGAGAAAGAATTTACGTTGAAGCTACACCTAGTACAAATGCTATCGCATTGCAGTACTTAGAACCTGGTGGTGTTAATCGTGTTGTCTTGACTAGAAGAGACAATTCTGCATACTACGAATCTTTCAGAGAATGGAAGCAAGCAAATGTTTGGAACAAAGGTGAGAATTTATTAGGTAACGGATTCGTTCCTATGAATGCCAGTGCAAATAATGAACCTGGGGAGTATGACTTTACATCTTCAATTTATGACGATCAACTAAATCCTCAGATCTCCAAAAATTATCGCGAACCTCCCGTGATGATCTTTAGATCTTCACCTGTCACAGATTCTAATGGCGATTCTTTAGGTTCTCCTACTGGTGGTGGCGCTCGTGCTACTGCAATTGTTGTTCGTGGAGAAATTGTTGATACCGAGCTTATTTCTTCTGGTTCTGGTTATAAAGTTCCTCCTCAAATCCTCTTTACTAGAGGTTACTTTGTGTTCCGTAAGGATCCTCTGAGTGTTGCCAATTTCACGACATTTGGTATTGAACCTCCGACTATTGACTCTCCTGTCGGTGTTCAAAGCTTCTTGCAAACCATCTTCAAAGGTGGCGATAGGACCCGTTGGACTCTGTTCAACTCCTACGCTCCTGCTGGTGATAACCTTGTATTTGGTAATGCTGGTGCACCGATCTATCAAGTTAAAAAATACTATGATGGTCGAGTAATTATTCAGAAAATTCTGGATCTTACTAATAAGATGCATCCTCAGCCTGAGATCTACATCAATCTGGCACCAGAAGATGTTCGTTGCTATTGGAAGGAAACTACAGTTCTGCAGTCTCAGATGACTGGTGGTGTACAAGGAATCTCTTGTGCACTTACTAAGTACAAGAAAACTGAGACTAAAGTTCAATATAATGCTGGTGTTATTGAAAAGAGAGCTTTCAATAATCCTAATCTGATTGGTTTTGACACTTACAACACGGGTTCTCTTGGACTGACTATCGGTTCGTTGGAGTCTATGAAGTTTGAAATTCAACCCCAATCTAATAATTCTATCGGACAGAATGGTTACTATACCGATTCTGCTGGTAGGCAGATTAATTATGTAATGGGTGATATGAACCTTGACTTCTGGTCTAATTTGTATCCAAACCTTACGATTGGCGATTTCGAGAATCCCGATATCCTCAATTCTCAGGTATATGCTGAGGGAGATCAAAACTACTTCCGTTATCAGCAAGGTTCCGAAATACATTTCAGAACTACCAGCAAAGCTATGATTCTTGATAATACCTTTGGGGATGATGTTCTGTTAGTAAACAGTACGAAAGGATTCCCTGCATCTGGCGGTAAGTTAATTATTGCCGATGTAGCTGCGGATAAGAGAGAAGAAATGACTTACACTTCTTCCACATCGGATAGATTCTTAGGAGTCCAAAGATTGAATCCTTTGAGCACAGTGGAAGAAGGTTCCAGATTTGCCGCTATGACTAACACCAAACTTACGCAATATGTGAGTCTATCTAACGGTGGTACTGGATTGAGTTACAATGGAGGATTTATTTCCGATGTTCAATATTACTTATTCTATGGCGGTAACGTTGGTAGCAATAGAATAATCCACTGGACTTTCAGTACAGCTAATGAGATTCAATCTTTCCAGAATCACAACACTATTACTGTTGAATATATACGAGGTACTGGATCTAATGGCGGTGAATATCCAGGGCAAGATTTAGAACTATGGTTCTGGTCTGCAAATACAAATTATGTAAAAGCAGGAAATGTTTGGTCCTCTGGTGATGCTGCTGGGGGAGATTGGAGCACAACTACATTGAATATCCCTGCTACTATCCAAACAGAAATTAATAATGGCAACGCATACCGAATGTACTTCCAGCAACTTAGTATTCAAGCAGGTGGTGCTGACTACTTCGGTCTCAGAACTTGGTGGCTTGATGACACTGACGGCGAACCCACATATCCAAAGGGAACAGTCGTGATGTCTGCGAATAAACTATAATTAAAGTCACTAAATATAAATAACCACGGATCCAGTCTCAGTATACGAAAATCCAATGTCTGCAATTATCACTGATCTTTTTAGAATTCATAATGCACAGCAGTTCGTTGAGGCGCTGGCGGAACCCGACACTGCTTCCCCCTCAGAGGAAACAGCAGCTGAGTCTGGCACCCAACGTACTCGACTATACTTCTTTATTGGACGCCCCCAAGAATGGCGTGCATATTTAGAACTATATGCTATCAATAACACTTTCCAGGAAGGCGAGATCGTCTACCAAGGTAGTTCTTACCCTGGTGGCGCTACCGTTTACGGCACGGTCGAAAAAGTGTTTCCCAATTCAGTCCTTCTCTCTGGCGTCAATGGCGCTTCGGGACAGAACTCCAACTTTGTTGCTGGAGTCGCTGTAACAGGTAATACTTCTGGTGCTACTGGTAAAGCTGGTGTATGGAGAACTGGTACAGAGAACACTCCTACACAACCTTTCGACTCGCAAGAAGAAAAGTTTGAGATCTTCGATGATATGATCTCACTCAAGCGTGTGAAAAAAGATGACGTGACCTTTGTGGTCAAGCGTTATAACTTCGGCGCTAACACTGTGTACGATATGTACAAGCCTGATTATAGCAGTGCTAAAACTTCTGCTACAGGTTCATCTTCATTGTTTGCTGCCACATTCTATGTGATGAACAGCAGCTATGAGGTTTTCAAATGCATCTACAACGGTCAGACCCCTACCGATCCTAACGGTGTTGTTTCTGTAACAGAACCAACTAAAGTTCAGTCAATCTCTGGTATTTTCATCGAACCTGAAGATGCTGGCAACCCTGGATTCCGTACGGATGGTAAGCGTCCATACGTTTGGAAGTATATGTACACCATCCCTACCGATAGTGTGCTGAAGTTCCTCTCCACTGACTTCCTTCCTATTGTGGAAGAAACTGCAGTTATTACTTCTGCTGTTGATGGTGCTATCGATAATATTCTTATTACTGATTCTGGTACCAACTATGACCCTGGTACCTACTATGCTCCTATTCAAGGTAATGGTAGTGCTGGTATTGCTAAACTAGTTGTTGATTCAGGTGCTATTGTCGAAGCAAGTCTTCAAGCTTCTGGTACAGGATACACATACGCTTCAATTAATTTGAGCGATGTCTATAGCGATGCTGCTCTCACAACCCCCTCTAACATCGACGCTAACACCGATGCTACTGGTGGTGCCCTGGAAGTGATTATCCCCCCTCAAGGTGGACACGGAAAGGATCCTGTAGAGGAATTGGGTGGTAAGCGTGTGATGATTAACACTCGCTTGACCTACGATGAAGGCGAAGGCGACTTCCCAACTGATAACGACTTCCGTCGTATCGGTTTGCTGCGCGACCCATA